ATGTACGTTCATGAACTCAGTACTACAGATATTGTGATCCAAAATGCGGAAAAACAAAAACACTGTGATTATATTTTTAGTCGGTATTTCGATGCTGACGCTTTGTCTCAATGTTTGGAAATTGTAGAATATCCATTAGCAACACAATCATTTGTAGTTCTACTGAATTTTTTAGAAGAACACAATCCGGTCTTATGCAAAAATATTACTTTACCTGAATGGGAAAGTCGTAACCAATATACGAAATTGGCGAATCATACATTGATTCAACTCAATATATTGGACCAAAATAACAAAAATAAGACATTGTATTCTACTTTTCGAAAACAGGCTAATACCTATTCTTCGGTCTATTCTCTACTGGATCGTTGCAAAACGTCAATGGGAAGTCGCCTATTTTTCCAAAATTTGACTCACCCTACCTATGATGATAAATGGCTAAAAAATGAATATTCGGTCATGGACAGCTGGCTTTCTTCTAAAGATAATGCCTCTATGTTGCCCATTTTAATAAAGCAACTTAGTACTATTTCAGATATGGATCATATATTAAGGTTAATACACAACAATAAATTGCAAATGCATCAAATGTACAAATTATATTGTAGTTTGGCTTCATTTGAACAAATTTGGACTTGTATTGCTGAACTCGAATTCACACACAAATATGCAGTACCTAACAATTCTTATAATGATGTACAAATGATCGCACAAGACTGTATTCAGTACATAGATGACCGTTTTCAATGGAATGATTCTAGTACTTGTACTAGTGTAGAAACCTGTACATTAAAACCATCATTCTTTCCAGAATTGCATCAAAATACCATTGAATTAAAGGAATGTGAAAAAAGGTGGGATGCAATTTGGATGTATTTAGAGAGAATTATGAATCCATCAAATCCAGTAAAGGAGGCTTTTATTAAACGCGATGAAAATGATAAACGTGGTTCAGTACATTTTATCATGACACAAGCCCGTTTTACTAGTTTGAAAAAGAAATTGAAGGAACTATCGAAAGCAGAAATAGAATGGTGTTCAAGCCATATCGGTTTGGATATATCTCTACTGGAGTCTATACCTAGTACAAAGAAGGCATACGTATATTTACACAGTCCTTATTTACAATCATTAAGCAATACACTACAAGAAATACACAATTCTATTCAGTCATTGACCCAAACTATTTATCAGTCTATTATTGGTGAATTAGAGACAAAATATAGCGATTCTATTACACTTATTGCAGATGCAGTTGCTCGATTGGATGTATTGTGGTGTAAATGTACAGTAGCTCGTGACAATAATTATTGCTGTCCTTCGATCGTTACTAATGTAAATGATGATCCCTCATATGTAAATGCAACTGGATTGAGACACGTTTTAATTGAAAAGATTCTTCGCAATGAGTGTTATGTACCGAATGATATTGAGGTTGGTACATCTACTACTGGTGGTATATTGCTATTTGGCACAAATGCAGTAGGGAAAACGAGTTTAATGCGAGCATTGGGTATTGCGGTTATCATGGCACAAGCCGGTATGTATGTACCTTGTTCTTCTTTTGTGTATAAACCGTACAAATCAATATTTTCGCGTATTTTAAGCCAAGATAACCTATTTAAAGGACAATCGACATTTGCGGTTGAAATGTCAGAATTGCGAATTATTGGAAAATATGTCGATTCTAATAGTTTGATTTTAGGTGATGAGCTATGTTCTGGTACAGAGAGTACATCTGCACTTTGTATTATGATGGCTACATTAAACAAACTGTTTTGTACAAAGGCTTCATTTTTACTAGCCACACATTTCCATGAAATTACAAACTACCCTGAGTTGGAACAAATGACAAACATAAAACTGTGTCATTTATCTGTACTGTACAATGAAGAATATGATTGTTTGGAATATGAACGTATTTTACAACCTGGTTCAGGTAATAATAATTACGGTTTAGAGGTATGTAAATCGTTACATATGACATCAGATTTGATGGAATATGCTTATTCATTTCGGAGTCGTCATTTTCCAGAATATCAAGGATCGCTACAATATAAATCAAGTCGGTATAATTCGGAAAAAATAAAAGGGAAATGTGAAATGTGTGATAAAATCATTGGAGAAGAGATTCATCATATAGAAGAACAACAACACGCCAAAGAAGAAAATGGTTTCATTGGTACAATTCATAAGAACCACATGGGTAATTTGATGAGTTTATGTGAGTCATGTCATGATAAAATGCATGATACAAAATCGGTGTCTCCATTGACATACTCTTCTACTATTCCTACCGCTACTACTAATACTACTATTCGCAAAATTAAGACAACCGGTGGATATAAAATTAAAAAAGTTAAAGCCTAATTAGTTGGATGCATATATTTTATCTAGTTGTCGCCCATATTCTGCTATTTTGAATTTGTACATGTCATATTCAGAATACCATAAATCATTGCGAAATTGATTGTATTCGGCTCTAGATTGTATCAATATTAGTCGAAAGTTATCATTAAAACGTACCTTTTTAACGGGTTTTTGTTCTTGTACTTGTTTTGCTGAGAAATATGAATTAAAAAAAACGCTTTTATTTGTGATTAATGGTATTGCTCCCATACATAACATTTTATACCGGTACTAATACCTTACTAGTAAATATTTATATTTTTTTCTTCAATTTTATTTACAATTAAAAAATAAAATTGACATATCTATTGATCTAAGTATTCATTTATGCTGAGCACATTAAACACTCCTCTTTTTTCTCAGGTTCAATTGTAAATTGCTGTGCTTGATGTCTTGGACGACGACGTAAATAATATATTCCCGTTTTCAATCCCTTCTTCCAACTGTAGAAATGCATACTAGTCATGGTATTATAATTAGGATCTTCGAGCCATAAATTCAAACTCTGACTTTGACATATAAATGCACCACGATCAGCCGCCATATCAATAAGCTCACGCATTGGTATTTCCCATACTGTACGATAGCGTTCGCGTATTTCTGGATCTAAATATTCCAATGATTGAATACTTCCATTATTCGCTACCATATGATTCTTAAATGTTTCGTTCCACAAGTTCATTTCTATCATTTCGCGCATCAAATATTTATTACATAATATAAATTCTCCTGCTAAAGTTCTTCTACTGTAGATATTACTAGTAACTGGTTCGATGCATTCATTGTATCCCAATATTTGTGACGTAGATGCAGTAGGCATTGGTGCGACCAATAATGAATTGCGTAATCCATGTTTCTGGATATCGGCCTTCAATGCGTCCCAGTCATAGCGAGTTGGTGTAACATTCCACATGTCAAATTGCAACTGACCATTTGAAGCGGGCGATCCAGCAAATGTTTCATAGTGACCATCTTCTTGAGCCATAACACAGGATTCAGTCAAAGCCGCATGATACATGGTTTCGAAAATGTCTTTATTGAGTTGTTTTGCTTCAGCACTCGAAAAAGCATATTTCAGTAAGAAAAATACATCGGCTAATCCTTGAATACCCAATCCAATAGGACGATGACGCATATTACTTCTACGGGTTTTTTCAGTAGGATAAAAATTCACATCGATTACTTTGTTTAAATTGCGGGTAACAATACGAGTCACTTTATGAAATTCTTCAAAGTCGAATTTACCGTCATGAATAAAAGCAGGTAAAGCAAGACTGGCTAGATTGCATACAGCGGTTTCGTGTTCATCACTGTATTCCAATATTTCTGTACATTGACCAGTACGAACTCCATTAAATACACCGGCGTGTTCTTTTGGTTCAGTAAAACAGTAAGAATCATCACGTTCTTCGCATGGAGTTACTGTATTGACTCGTACAATGGGTGTCATTTCAATTGAATCGTATTCGACCTTGGTTATTGGAGTCAATTCGATCTTCATATTGGGAAACTGTATATGACCAATTGAATACAAATAACGCAACTGTACTAAAGTAATACGCCATTCTCCAACAGCGTTGGTTTTCTGCATGGACGAATAATAATGTATCACAGTATTGACACCGCATGTTTGTAACATGTATTTCAAGTCTTCCATTGTTTCAATAGATGCACTTGGTACAGCTACATAGGAACATTGTGTTTTAATCGCCAAGGAAACATGTGCTTCAATAAATGCACATAACCACGCCATTTTATACATAATTTCTTTATTGACTGGTACTTGTACTCGTTTATCGGGGTCCATACGCAAATTAGCGATCGCATCATTGCATCCAATTGTATATAGTGTATCCAATTTCACCATGGGATTTAAAACCATATCATCGCTTTCTAGTATAGGCCAGGTTTTACAATTATCAATAATATCACCCGATATCAATTCTTGTGCCTCTTTTGTCACTACATTACCAGTACCATCACGTATGTAAAATTTATGATACACTGTGCATTTCAATCTAGACCCGTCGCTAAATGATACTTGAACAAAATTGCAATCGGTATTGGTTTTCTTTACTTCCACTTCACTGAATTCGCTACCATTCCATACATGAACTGTACGATACCGTTCCACTGTTGCAGTAGGATGGTTATCAGGACACAGTGCATATATAGGGAAATGTCCTTGGTTTGTCAATACCATGGTACTTGGATGGACACATAAGTTGGATGATTTAATGACACCTAAATTTTGTTGATTGGATTTGCGGTTGGCGGCGTCTTTAAACAGTAAATAAGGCGTACCGGTTTCCATTTGGGAGTCCAATATTTGAAACCATAAATCACGTGCATCTACGGTTTGACGTCCTTTTCCGTCTTTTTCGTATTGTGTGTATAATTCTACAAATTCATCACCGCATTTATCGGATAATCCGGGGCATTCATTTGGACACATTAATGTCCATTTACCACCAGTTTTGACTCGTTCCATAAACAAATCGGGGACCCATAATGCGTAAAATAGGTCGCGGGCTTTCAACTCTTCATCTCCGTGATTTTTGCGCATTTGTAAAAACATTTCTACATCTGCATGCCATGGTTCTAAATAAATCGCAAATGACCCATTGCGCTTTCCACCACCATTATGAACCACACCATTGTGAATCATATAATCATGAACATCAGTCATTTGTAAATCGTATAGAGTGCCGTGATATTCAGATTCTTTTATTGATTTTATTCTTGAAAATAATAGGTTATCGACTCTTAAAAATTTAAAAAATTGTCCTCTTTCTTCTTCTGGTATGTTAAACAATTCACATATTTCATTTGTTTTTGGAATTCGTAACACATATGACAATTGTTTGGTTGTAATGGAGCCTCTACTTGTTTGATGACTTTGGCCAATGCGATCACGTATATATCCGCTTGATAAAATTCCCATTCTCAACAGTATATATCGTAGTCCTTCTACTAATATTCGCGATGTATTATCAAACACATATTCCTTTTGTTTACAGCCATCTGTATCCAATAAACCTTTTACTATATAACTGCTTTTCGATATTGGGAGATTTAACCATTTGTTACTAATTCTTTTGACTTTTTGTGAATCGTACAAATCACTATGTCTGAAAGGCATTGCTATATTTTTATTCCAACGAACCCTTATATTATTTTCACTTTGTGTATCGATCCTATATTCTATACATTTGTTTTCAAAGTACTGTTTGGCGAATTCAAGTACATCTTTTTTGGATTCTTTATGTAAAGAAATGTACCCGTTTAAATATGTACTTGACATACAACCATCTCCCAGTAAAATACCGTACATATAACAATCATCTTTCGTAATAGATGTAATATCTTTTTCGTAGGATGGAATCGTGTATACAAGAAAGTCATTTATTGTCAAGTCTTTTGCCTCTACAAATTCACAATTAATAGTTTTTTTTTCAAGTCTGCTTTGAATAACTTTGTAATTTAATCCTTTTTCTTGACCCTGTAAAACATATAATGGATGTTCAGGTGTAACACGAAGTGGTTCCAAACTATGTGTATTGTCTATTACTAACATATTTCCCTCATAAGGATGTTCCAATACATTGTGTATGACTTCTGATTTACCTTCACTGTTGAATATTTCAGTTTCATTGGACATGACATCTTGTATATGCATTGGCCCTTGTGTAGTATAGATCCAAGTATTGGGTACAACGCATTGATCTACGTATTTGGCGGTATTATTAAACACTTTCAACATTGGTACAATACCATTGGATGTACCATTTGTACCACGTATTTGTGTTCCCGCTGCACGAATATTATGTATATGCAAACCGATTCCACCCGCCCATTTCGAAATAAGCGCACAATCTTTCAATGTATTGAAAATACCATCAATTGAATCGTCTTCCATCGCCATTAAATAACAAGAACTTAATTGTGGATTGGGTGTTCCTGCATTAAACAAAGTAGGAGTTGCATGTGTAAAGTATTTTTGAGACATATACTGATATGTTTCCACCACACGATCCCAATCTCGATCATGAATACCCATAGAAACACGTAACCACATATGTTGTGGTCGTTCTACTATTTTACGATTAACACGCATCAAATATGCGCGTTCTAATGTTTTCAATCCAAAATAGTCTATCAAATAATCGCGATTATAATCACACAAACTATCCACTTTTTCTTTACCAAAATGTAGAATACTATCGTACAATGTTTTAGAAATTAATGGATAGTGACGATTATGTTGATCTTTGTAGTGATACAACTCTTTCATCACTTGATAAAAAGACCCTTTTGTGTTTCTATGGTGATTGGATACAGTAATACGACCAGCCAATACATTATAATCCAAATGAGTCGAACCCAATGATGCGCACTGTTCAGCCGTCAATTCGTCTATTTTTGTAGTAGAAATACCGTCATACAATTGATCAATCACTTTCATGGCTAAAGATGTGTAATTGATTTTGACATTTGCTTCTAATCCTACTTTTTTTATTCGTTTTAATATTTTATCAAATGAGACGATTTCGCGGCGACCATTTCTTTTCATTACGTACATATCTTCTTCATTTAATGACGATGATGATGTAGAGTCTGTCTTTTGTGCTGTTATTGACGAATTATTTGTAGAATGATCCATGTCTCAATAAAAACTACAAATAAGAAAGTCTATAAATGTATGGAATAAAAAAGTACATAATGTTTATATACTTTTTGGTTGGTATCCTTAAAAAGAAAGTATCGACTTAAATTCATTTTTTTGTACTACTCATAGTAAGTAGTACTAGTATATAGAAGAAATAATACAATATGTTTTTTTCTTTCTTATGGGTTATGATAGTTGGTTTTAATATGGCTATCATTATTATTTCGGCTATTCATAGATATTAATTACAGATCATTTTCTCTCAAAAAGTATTAAATAGAACTATTTTATTGTATAATATATTATTCTGCTTTTGTAAAAAAATGAGTCTATTAATAGAAGACTCTCCCAAACTAGCTTGTTTTATTCATAGTACAACATTAGATATATGGAAAGACGAAATTTTGATCAATATGTTGGATCTTATGCGAGAACATAATTTGTTAGAAAAAATGGATCATTTTTGTATTGTCAATACAGGAATTCCATTAAATGTAGTGCATTTTGAACGTCAATATTATCCCGCTAAAGTGATTAATTATTCGGATACTACCGCTGATTTCGAAAATGTGACCATTAAATTAATGTATGCCTTTTGTAAGTACAATACAGATTACAAAGTGTTGTATATGCATACAAAAGGGGTTACCTATACTCGTGATCATGTTTTTCTTCCGGGAATACAATCGTGGATACGATATATGATGTACGGATTAATTGATCAGCACGAAAAGTGTATTCGAATGTTGCATATTTACGATACAATTGGATCAAATTATCGTCCATTTGAAGATGGAAACGGGCAGCATTATTCGGGTAACTTTTGGTGGACAAGAGCGAGTTATATTGCTAAATTGCCCATACATCAATTAAAAAATAAGTATGATCCGGAATTTTGGTTATTACAAGATAGACCCATGTATTTTAACATTCATACATTGGAACATATGTACCAACAAATATTTCCCATTGAGCATTACAAACAAGATATTGATAATGGAATGGACGAAAATGTTTTGTTTTGTAAAGTCGGATTTTATGGTACAGGATTATGCAATCAATTGTTTTGTATTGTAAATACACTTACGTTAGCTGCAACACAACTAGGCAATAAAGTGGTCATTTTAGACGATTTTATTTCGGATATATTCGCCGATTCACAGATTCCTTCATGTGATGTACTGAACATCAATCGATGTAACGAAATGTTAAAACCGTACAACATTACATTGATGTATAAAAATCATATAACCATGAAAGTCACCCGTGTTTTATTTGGTTTGAGACATATTGCTACTGTTGATATTACGGATGCTGTAAATACACGTTTTTTCAAAGACAATTATTTATGTATTCCTAAAGGGACTTATTTGAATGATTATACTGGAATTGACCCATGTCCTAATACACGTAAGCAACTTTATGTAGAATATACATTAAATGATATCACATTACATAGAGTATTTTCTGAAGAAAAATTGTTCTATCGTGAAAATTTGGAAATCAAGCATAGTAATTATGATGGAAAGCCTCATCGCACAGAAATGTCATTGGAAGAACCTTGGCTACAACGAATAAATCGCAAAGACTCTTATACTTTGTCAAATTTATTTGATTTTTTCTTAAAGTCAATTGAATTTGATTCAAGCTTTTACGAAAAAGCAAATCAATTTATTCAGAAAATTCGAGAGAACACTTCTAGTGATTCAATTTCGAAGTTGCATGTTATTCATCTACGTAATGAAGAAGATGCTATGAATCATTGGTCTGCTATCAACAATTTATCAATAAATGAGTTTTCCGATGCTTATAAATCGCATCTTTATACAACCGTTGAAAACAACATGAATAAAGACGAACCTATTCTTGTATTGACTGGATTTGTAGAAGATAATCCTGTACTACAGGAATTAGAAAATAGAGGATATAAAATATATGTAAGACCAAATGAAAATATTGGTAGAGAGATGAATGCAATTATTGATTTATTATGTGGTATGCAATGCAATGGTACTTATTTTGGTAATTTCGTATATAATCCCATTGATAAAACATTGGATGGATCTACATTTAGCTATACTTTGTTTAAATTAATCGAGGATCGTTGTGAAAATACCTTTGTCATCGATATTGATCGTATTCAAGATCCAGTACAAAAACTAGCGTAAAACTTTACACAATTATTTGTATTTTTAATCAATACAAATAATATTTTCCTAAATATACCTGTTATTTATTCCAGCTTTATTACTTTTACATTTTTATCACCATCACCATCCTTATTACTAGAACCGCTTTTAGAAGGGATCTTCCACATAATATCAGTAAGATCAATATTATTGGGATTCGCGGATGCTTTTGTGATAGAAGGTGTCTTTTTTTGAGGTGCTCGGTGTTCGCTACCATGTTTTCTATCGTACAATACAGTTTCCCAACTTTCTTTAATTTTTGGTAACGTAGCTTGAAACCACCAATCGTTTCTCTCAATCTCAGTACAACAAAACTGATCCAAATACCAATACGAGATTTGATATAAAAAGTATTCACTCATTGATGTTTGTTTTTCATTGAACCATTCATCCAGTAAATCCTTATCTAAACCTACATCTAATGGTACATATACAAACTGTGACGTACCGTCGTATCCATCTTTGGGAACAAAAAACATAATAATGCCCTTGTATTCATGATCATTGTCTTCGTAATATTGGGTGCTATTTTCATATTCCTTTATTCGGGTTTCAATAAAATCGCAATATTCCAAATGACAAGTCGCCATTTGTATTTGCATTTGTGTCCAGTATTCCACAGATGGTATTCCGTCCATTTCACGATTATAAATATTTTTGACTTCTACCATGTGACCATATTTAGCATGTTTGGGTAATATATTAATACCATCTGGTGATGCACCAATGGGTAATGTTTCATGTGGAATACAACCATAATCGGTTTTCACTTTTGTTCTGTACATGTCTTCGTAAATTAGAACACTGACAGGTTCGTATTTAATACCCCAGTTTCGGCTACCAGGGCTTAATAAATCACCACCATAACTACTACTGTTCAATCCATCGAGTTTATCCACGTCCTTGCATTTTTCGTAAATCAAACTATTGTAAATACCCGGGGTACCGAATAATTTCCACAAATTACTAGCACTAAATAGATTTCGTCGTACAGCATACCATTCTGCACTGCGTTGTTTTTGTACAGGAAAATGATCGATCCATTTTAATGTTTTGGTAATATCATCTTCCTCTACTGTTATAATTTTGTATTCCCGCGCTTCGCGCGGGGGGATTTGCAATTCTCGAAGTACCTGTACAATACTATCACAGAACCACTCAAAGAATTCGTCACTCATCGCTTCGTCACACCATTCTTGATCCACTCCAATTGAAAACATATAATCATGTATTTCAGATGCAGCTGTTTCCACGAAATCCTTTTGTGACATCTTTAGCGCATTTTCTTCAATGTATTCTTCTATGGTATCTTTGCATTCTAGCTCTATAATTTCCCATTCTTCATTTGTTACTGATTCTAATAAAAATTCGGGTTTTAAAATAGTAGTATCATTATCGTTTGGAACTAATCCTGAAAGAATATCAATATACTCCATTTCTACTAGTGTAGTATATTGTATTGTATTTATATTAATTCCTTAATTTATTTTTTTTCATTCTGGTTTTCAGTAACCTAGTAAGTTAGTAAGTTAGTCATTCAGGGTTTCCACTACATTTGTATCAGTACTAGTATCTGTTGTACTGGATTTAGTTGATGCTATTATCGAAGTGTGTTTATTTGATCGATTACGTTCAGTAGTGCGTTTTGGTGTCAATGATTTCAATGTAGATTGGCGTTTCGATGTATCAACACGGATGGTAAATGATTTTGTATTTGGTGCGCGACATAATCCAGGTATATCCGTAATTTCCTGCTGATCTTTATCATAAATAACGTCCTTGGTTTTATTCAGCCGAGTACTCAATATTTCAGAAAAATAATGTTTCAATTCTTTGACTTCTTTTGCCGATAATTTATTGCGATTCCCGTATTTTTCTGCAAAAGAATGCAACTTTTGTATTTTAGACGTTTTATTCAATTTACTCCATGGTTCCGTTTTATTAAACGTTTTTTCTTCTTCCAACCATTGGTCTATATTAATTGAATCAATTGGTGTCTCTAAAATTTGAGACATTACCTATTCTTGTTATACTTAAATTCAAATTATCATTTTATTATCTTTTCACAAAATATTATTATCTACTTTTTTCATTGTCATTTTAGTAGTAGGGATATTTTTATATTTATGAACGATCACATTGTTGTACAAAAAGATGATCACCATCCAATAACGTCCTGTACAAATAATACTTCCAATAATACAGATACTACATTTGGAGACAAGGATTCCATTAAAGTCATTAATATTGAATCCTTTTTCGATCATGATTCTACAAGTAAAAAAAGAGCACGGCGTAAAATGAAGACTAAAGAAGAGCCAATCGTTGAACCGAAAAAAGATAGAGTCATTACACAAAGTTCATCTTGGCTAAAACAGATTAGTCATGACGATTTAACAGACGAGAATCAGTACAATCTATTGAGATTAATGGAATATTCTGTACAAAATGATTCCATGGAAAAACCGCCTAAACTTTTAATATTATTTAGGGAGATTCGGAGAAAGATTGAAGGATATCGATGTCAAGATTTAGAAAAAAGTAAATACAATGATTTAGAATTTGTTGAATTAAAAGATGTCGTTCAAAAATTGATTCAATGTAAAATGATTTGTTTTTATTGTCAAGAAAAAGTAAAACTTTTATATTTACAAGTCCGGGATCCTAAACAATGGACTTTAGAGAGAATTGATAATCAAATAGGACATAATCGTACAAATATAGAAATTGCGTGTTTATCATGCAATGTAAGACGTAGAACAATGTATCATGAAAAATTCCGTTTTACAAAACAGCTAGTCATACAAAAAAGTGTATCTTAATTAAGGATATTAAAATGTTTTTTTAAATAGAAATAGTTTTGGTGGAACCTTTGATTCTAACTTCGCCCATTATTTTAGTAGTACTAACATTTTCAATAGTAGTATAAATAAACGGTACGTGATGCTGTGATTTTAATTTATTGGTGTTTTCTTTGCATAATACAGCGCCTTTTTTTACAATCATCAATCGGTCACGCTTTGTGATTTCGATGGAATCGTCATCTGGTAGTTGGGCTATTACATGACACGAGCTAACACCGTCACCTGCATGAACCCATATATCTTGTGGAGACGATTCTTGTACAATTTGCGTATTTTCGCGTGCGTTTTGTCCAATGACAAATTCAATATCTTGACCGCTCATTACCTCAAATGTAAAAGTCTTCATTTTTTGTAGTAGAAAAATAAGTATGATAATTAAAATACGTATATATGAAAATAGGTTGTACGATAAATCTTTATGTGCTATAATCAATTAAATACTTTTTTTCAATTTTAGTTATATTTTTCTCTCCATCTATCTCTATGGTAGTATCTAATAATATTTCTCATTATGATATTGAAAATAAATTAGCCGAGTTTCATCATCATAAACGGATACCTCATATTATTTTTCACGGACCACCAGCGTCTGGGAAAAAATATATATTGATGAAATTCTTAAAGTTGGTATATGGAGATGAACATAAACTACATTCCAATGTCATGTTTGTCAATTGTGCGCATGGTAAAGGAATTAAATTTATTCGTGATGAATTGAAATTTTTCGCAAAGACCAACACACAAGGGGTCAATTTCAAATCCATTGTTATGTTGAATGCAGAACAATTAACAGTAGATGCACAATCTGCGATGCGTCGTTGTATAGAGCAGTACAGTAATAATACGCGTTTTTTTATTGTGATTCACAATAAAAGTAAGTTATTGGTACCAATATTGTCTCGGTTTTGTGAAATCTACGTTCCTCCATTTTTTGATGCAAATGGAAATCCAGTATCTCTTACTCAACAAGAGTTTCAAACACGGTATGATTTAAAAACGATTGAACAACAAAAACAAAACAATATTAGTACTATTATTTCTACATATATGCCGAAAAAATGGTATGTGAAACAGAAAAAAACTTCTCAAAAATGCAATAATATTGATGCTATACAGCTTGATATGTTGAGTATTGGAGAGAAATTATATGAAGAAGGATATAGCGTACAGGATTTCGTAAAATGGATACAAAAACAGTCGTATTGGGACGATATAGTCAAATCTAGTATTGGTCTTGAGTATATGAAAGTCAAAACTGAATTCCGTTGCGAGAAATTATTATTTTTGTACATATTCAATAGTTTGTATAGTTCTATCTAATCACGATTAGAGAATTTCTCTCCATTCATCTCATTTTTAATTTACTGTAAAGAAAATCACTTAAAGAGGTATATCTTGTATTATTTCATAAATAGATCATACATGGACGATTTTGTTATATCGAATTTACATGAATCTCGCAATGAGTGGTGTAGTCGGTTAGTATCTGTACTGTCACCAATGGTAATAGAAGGGATCAAGTCTATATACAACGAAGCATGGAATATGTGTGTTTCCAGTAATGAAAAATCCAAATATTTGATGACATTCCAGAACCTTTTGTCTCGTATTCCTAAATGGAACTCTACGTTAATTGAAGAAGAGAGAAAGCGAATTATTGAAAAGAGTGGTTGTACTTATTTGGAGGATTTGATTACATGTGTTCATGTGATTCAATTGAAAATCTTGACTTGTATTCGTGTAGGCAACAAACAAAAAAAAATTGATATATCCGTGCCTAAATTAGACCACTTTTTACATCGTGTATATATTATGGTTGCTAGGAAGTGTTATTCCAATGTGTATTTATTTGAAAGGGGTGTTTCGGATTTGAATTTACAACGAAACAATCGTGATTTTGAAGTGATGGTACAAGAATGTATTTTGTGTGCTATTCGAGAGAGTATCCCTACTGAGTCAATTATTCGTGCTTATATGGACGAAGCAGTTGAAGAAGAGGAAGAAGTCATAATAGAGCCAATTAAAGAGGAAGAAGATCCAACTGTAGAAGAGAACGACAAAAAAGAAGATGATCAAAGTAAAAAAGACGAATCAGAAGAGAATAGTGCTACAAAAGAGCTACCAGTAGAGGAGATTGCACCATCTCTTGGTGTGGAAGATTTGTCTAATGAGACACCAATCACTCGATTGACATTTAATGATACAGATGATGTATCCGATGGTACGAGTCTTGATGCACCAAAAACAATAGAACGTTTAGAAGAAATAAGTGAGATGCGTAGTAATGAGAGAAATATGGATGATGATGATGACGATGATGATGGAAGTTTAGATAGTCCATCCATAAAGATTCACATGAATGAAGATGTAAAATTGAATGATGTATTTAATTTAGATAAACCATTGGAAGAAGATACAAATATCATTTTAGATGACATCGAAGAACTATAAAAATAAGAGCTAGTTTAGGTTGATTCTTTTGTATTGCGTTTAAATGAGGTGTTCCATAATAAAGTCTTTATGTATAGTTTGATTGTACAATATAGAACATGGAAAAAGCGTTGTTTTTATCAGTAGCAGTGGTTGTTATTTTCGGTGTGTTGAAATTTTTAGAAATGAAATATTTAGATAAACATTTAAAACCATTGAGAGATGTAGTACGTGATTTAGTAATGGTGTTTATTTCTACATTTGTGTCATCTTTAGCATATCTACAGTACCAAAATAAGTTTGATGATTTTCTCTCGGTTATTACAAATACCAATGTAATGAAACCCGAACAAACCCAAGTCTTTACTGGAATCCCGGATTTTTAAAATTGGAATCAACAAAACATTGTAAAATACAAAATACAAAATACAAATAAAAATAAAATCTAATTGTATTTTATAAAAAAGCAAATATGTCATCAGAAACTACCACCAAACCAGAAGAAGTGAAAAAAGACGAAACCAAGGAAACAAAAAAGGAAGAGGTTGTTGTAAAAAAAGACCGTAAAGATATGGATTTAGTAGAAATTATTCAAGACGTAGTCAGTACCAAAGATTTCTCCGAACTTTCGATTTCTCCACGAGTGATGAGATTGCTAAAACGAGTATCGAAAAAGGAAGATGCTAAACGTTGGGAAAATGTAGAAGCTTATTTCAAGATTATTGTACAAGATAAGAAAGTCGATGCAAAGGATTTACCTGTAATCATGAGTTTGATGCAAGAATTATTCATTTTGTACGATGGTCTTCGTCTTCGTTTTACCAGTAAGGAAATCGGTGAAGTATTAAAATCCGTGATTGAATTATTGGTATTGTACAGATTAAAAGATAGTGGAGCATTCTCGGAAGAACAAAGGGGAGCAATTATGTCATCATTGGATTCTTTCATTGGTTTATCAGTAGAGATGATTGACTTGAAGGCAAAAGCCAAAGAGGTCAATTCGAGATTGGCTAAATTGGTAAAGGCACTTTCTTGTTTCAGTCTTTCTTGTGTCGTGTCTTTACTTAGCAAAAAGAAGGAAGAAGCAAAAGCTGAAGATAAAAAAGAAGGTGATGACGCCAAAAAAGAAGAAACCGAAGCCAAGAAAGAGGAACCCAAAGCCGAAGAAAAAAAGTAAAATACTAGGTCGTTGAAAAAGGATTCTTATTTATAAACCATATTTTGTTTATAAATAAATATCTATTACCATTTACTTTTTTTTACAGTAATTTGGCTACCGGCTTTTTTCTTTTTCCCTTTATTTGGATCATATGCTTCATCTTCATCGTCTGAACCCATATTTTTCGAAATTTCCCAGAATTCTTTTGATCCCAATTTGAAATCTGGACGACTTTCTGCCTTGTACCAAAATATTTGGTCATGTAATTGATTCGATTTTGCATTATTATTGACTACTAAACATTCATAATTCTCGGTTGTTTGATCCATGACTGAACAAAATGATTCTAAAGTAGGAAACATACTGGCGAAATTTTCCCAGATCCTTTTACGGTTAGTCAAATAAGGTTCTCGTAAAATAAATACGTAATCAATATTGGTTCTTAATGTAGGAGGAATACCTAAAGGATACTGCATCGTAATAATAAGCATGACTTTCCAATGACGTCCATTCATAAATAATAAACGCATTAATTTATCTCTCGACCAAGTATTATCGTACAGACAATCGTCTAAAATGACAAATGTTCGTGGATCGATTGAGGATCGTCTAAAATCTTGTATTTCCTTTTTGATTTGTTTTAGTACCGCTTTTTGTCTCCGCAATATATTTTCAATCAATGCTGAATTATATTCTTCATGAATGAATAATTTAGGAACATGACTAGCGTAAAAACCATTACCGGCTTCTGTACCGGATATTACTGTACCAATTGGTATATCTTGATGAAAATATAGTAGATCACGTACTAAAAACGATTTTCCTGTATCACGTCTTCCTATCAACACTACAACTGGTCCTTTATTTTCATCTGGTTTAAATGTAATATTACGCATGTCAAATTTTTTCAATTGTAATGTCATGATTCAATTAGAAAAAATGTTTGATTCTTATTTAATTTAGTAAAAATAGTTATATTTAAGTATGCTAAATAAAAAAGACATTTAGAACGTTCGTTTAACCAGTTAAAA